CTACCGCACAGTGACTGCTAATAACACCGGCGCAAATAGCTCTTCAGGCAATGCAGCCAATGCTTTTGATGGCCAGTACACCAACATTTGTCAATTAACCAACAACTCGGGTTTTATTGGTATCAATAACGGGTCTGGAAATGACATCTATATGGGGACTGTGGGTATACTACCGGCAATATCCGGCTCAGTGACCATCTCAATTCAGTCTTCTACCGATGGCACGACATGGACAACAGTTTATAGCCCTGGAGCAGTTACTTGGGCTGCAGGCACATGGCTTTACTATGACTTAGAGCCTTCTGCAAGCACGCCATATTGGAGAATCTTACAAACAGCAGGCGCCAACATGGGTGTCTATCAGGTGGTATTTGGCTCAAACGCCAATGAAATTCCACTGGCTCGTTTGAATCGTGATGACTACACCAACCTGCCTAACAAGAACTTTACAAGCCTGTACCCCTTGCAGTATTGGTTTGACAGAAACATTCCCCAGCCTGCAATGTACTTGTGGCCTGCGCCGTCATCATTTGCGCCACAACTCGTGGTCTGGAGACATCGGCAAATTCAAGATGTAGGTGATCTATCAGGTGAGATAGAAATTCCCCAGAGATGGTATCTTGCCGTTCAGAACATGCTTGCGCACCAGATGGCTATGGAGCTGCCTACAGTTCCGGGTGAACGTATTCAGTATCTTGAAGGGCAAGCTGAAAAGTATTGGAATATTGCGGAACAGGAAGAAAGAGACAAATCTCCTATTTACTGGGCTCCGAATATTAGTTACTATACAAGGTAAGTATGCCACGTACGCTTGACACTCTTGGCAATGCTGTATTAAGTATTGCAATTTGTGACCGCTGTCACATGAAGAGAGCGTACGTTGAACTGGGACCCGATCCTAATTTTCCGGGCTTAAAAGTCTGTGATCATGGGTGCAGAGATCAGTTTGACCCGTACCGTTTACCTGCGCGGCAGCCTGAAAAGATTGCACTTAGATTTCCAAGGCCTGATGTTAATATTGCTGTAGAGCAAGACTCATTGATCACTGGGCCGTATAATACGTACAATATCTCGCCGGAGCAGAATACTGATGATCCAGAGAACAATGGCAACCTTGATAACCTGAGTCCGTAATATGGCCAATATACAAATTACGCAACTACCAGCAGCTGGTGCAATCACAGGCACCGAGTCAGTGCCAATTGTGCAAAACGGCGTTACGGTTAAGACAACAACTGGCGCAATTGCCGCATCCCCATCACTAACGGCAACGTTCTTAACAAAAAACCAAGAGCCTACACTACCCAACAGCCGCTATTTATCTACCAACACAGGGATTACATTGGTTGATGGCGGCGCGCAGTCTTACTATCAAGTTGCATTGACGGGTGCAGTTTCGCAGTTAAACGCGCTTGGCGGTGGCATTGTTGTTAAAGACGGCGCAGGTTCACTAATTAACCGCTCCATAGCCACGTCAGGGGCTGGGTTAAGTGTGTCTAACGCAGACGGCACTGGTGCTAACCCCACATTGCAATTAACTGGAATTGCAGCAGCTGTAGCTAGCTTAGGCGGCACTGGCATGATTGCAGTAGTTGGCGGTACAAATGTTGCAAGCCGTCAAATTACTGGCACTGCTAACCAAATTGCAGTTGCTAATGGCAATGGTTCAGGCGACCCTACTATTTCAATTGTTGACAATGTAACGTTGCCCGGAACGGGTGGCGTAACCTTACCTAAAGGGACCACAGCGCAGCAACCAGTAGGCACTGCAGGTCAGTTTAGATTTAATACTGACACGCAAACATTTGATGGCTACGCATCTGGCCAGTGGAATCAGTTTTCATTAGTTGGTGGCGTTACCTCGATCTCTGGCGGTGGTACAGGCTTAACACCTGCTACGGCAACAGGCGGCGCGGTAACCTTAGGCGGTACAGTCAATGTTTCTAGCGGTGGTACAGGCGCTAATTCTTTGACAGGTTATGTTAAAGGCAATGGCACTTCGCCAATGACAGCTGCGGCCACTGTACCAACAACTGACTTGTCTGGAACTGTTACTAACGCGCAGTTGGCTAACAATTCTGTAACTTTCAATGGCACAACTGTTGCGCTTGGTGCTTCAGGCACAATTACATCCAATACAACGAATGCGTTGACGTTTGGCACTGGCATGAGCGCTGGGTCATTTAATGGCTCGACTGCAACGACGATCAACCTTGCCAACACCGCTGTGACGGCAGGCTCTTTTGGTTCTGCAAGCGATACGCTAACTGCTACTGTTGACGCGCAAGGTCGCTTGACAGCATTAGCGGCAACGCCTATTGCAATCGCCAACACGCAGGTTTCTGGTCTTGGGACTATGTCCACACAGAACGCAAGTGCTGTAGCGATCACTGGTGGAACGATCAACGGAACAACAGTTGGCGCTTCGACTCCCGCGGCTGGTACGTTCACAGCATTGGCTACTACGACTGGCACGGTTACCACTGCACCAACTGCCGCGACGGACATTGCCAACAAGCAGTATGTAGACGGTCTTGTGGCGTCTGGCATTCACTTCCATACGCCAGTTCGCGTCGAGTCTCCAACTCCGCTTACTGCGACGTACAACCAACCGGGCGGGGCTGGAGTCGGTGTTGGCGCTACATTGACCAATGCAGGTACACAAGCCGCTTTGGTAATTGATGGAGTCACTCTTTCTGTCAGTGACCGCGTACTGATTTATACCCAAACAAACGCCACTCAAAATGGCGTCTATGTGGTGACTAGCGTAGGTTCTGTTTCAACAAACTGGGTTTTAACTCGTTCTTCCGATACCGACACGTATGGACTTACTAGTACATCAACGCTAGGTGAAGGGTCGACTTTCTTTGTTCAACAAGGCGCAACTGGTGCTGGCGAAACCTACACCTGCAACACTGCTGGCGTTATTGTTTTTGGCACAACAAATATCACGTTTGCTCAAATCAGTTCTGCGCAAATTTATAGCGCAGGAACTGGTCTTACGCTGTCTAGTACGACTTTTAGCATCACCAATACTGGTGTTACTGCCGCCTCCTACGGCACTGCCTCTCAGGTTCCTACTTTGGCAATCAACGCACAAGGTCAGATCACCAGCGCCAGCAACACATCAATCGCAATAAACGCAAACCAAATCACATCTGGAGCTGTAACGAACGCACAGTTGGCGAATAGTGCTGTAACGGTTAACGGCACATCCATTGCTTTGGGCGCGTCTGGAACAGTTACAGCTACAGCAACAAATGCTCTAACGATCGGTACAGGACTGACTGGGACGAGTTACAACGGTTCAGCGGCGGTCACTATAGCCTTAGGTACGTCTGGAGTCGTTGCGGCTACCTACGGCTCTGCATCGCAGGTTCCTGTTTTTGCTGTAGACACCTATGGTCGAGTGACATCGGTCACAAACACATCGATTGCTATTGCCGCTGGTGCTGTATCAGGTCTGGCGGCATCTGCCACTACCGACACTACCAACGCCGCCAACATCACCTCTGGAACGCTTCCTACGGGTCGTATCAGCGGTTCTTACACTGGTATCACTGGTGTTGGAACTTTGACAGCAGGTACATGGAATGGTACAGCTATTGGTACGGCTTACGGCGGTACAGGTTTAACAGCTACACCATCAAATGGTCAGTTGGCTATTGGTAACGGTTCAGGCTACTCTTTAGCGACTTTGACCGCTGGCACGAACGTCAGCATCTCAAACACTGCTGGCGGCATCACGATCTCTGCTACGCCTTCTGCTGGCGGTACGGTGACTTCTGTCGCTATGACTGTTCCTACCTTCTTGTCAGTGACTGGTTCTCCTATTACCACAAGCGGTACGTTGGCTGTTTCCCTGTCTGGCACGGCTCTGCCTGTTGCTAACGGTGGTACAGGCGCTACGACTTTGTCTGGCTACTTGTTTGGTAACGGTACATCGGCAGTCACTGCTTCGACCACAATCCCTAACTCTGCGATCACTGGTCTAGGTACAATGTCCACGCAAAATGCAGGTACTGTTGCGATAACTGGTGGGACAATTAACGGCACATCGATTGGTGCGACAACGACATCAACTGGCGCATTTACAACATTGAATGCCACGACTGGCATCTTCGGGGGAACCTTTTAATGGCGGCTACTAACTTCACACCAATTTCGCTGTACTACAGCACTACGGCTTCAGCTGTTCCTACTTCTGGTAACTTAGTCGCTGGTGAGTTGGCACTCAACACTGCCGACATGAAGCTGTATGCAAAGAACAGCGCAGGTACTGTTACTCTGTTGGCATCAAATGCTGGTGCTTCAGGCTCTGTTACTAGCGTTGCTCAATCATTTACTGGTGGACTGATCTCGGTTGCTGGATCGCCTATCACAACTTCAGGAACTCTTGCTTTAACTGTTGCAGGAACGTCTGGCGGTGTGGTTTACTTTTCAAGCGCTAGCACTTGGGCATCATCTGCCGCGTTGACACAATACGGCGTTGTAATTGGTGGAGGCGCTGGAGCTTCCCCTGCATCTACATCAGCGGGAACAGCAGGTCAAGTGTTGACATCAAACGGCTCAGGAGCCGCACCAACTTTTCAGACCTCTACGGGCATTACAACAGGCAAATCCATCGCAATGGCGATGATCTTCGGGTTCTAAGGAGCAATAAATGGCAAATCCAAACATCGTCAATGTAACCTCGATCTACGGGAACACGACATACTTAATCCCTAGCAATACAAGCGCAACCGCATGGACTGCGTTAACTCCTGCTGTTGGAACGGTCAATAAAGTCAACAATATTGTTGCCGCCAATGTGACTGCGTCTGCGGTTGCTGTGACTGTGTCAATTAACAGCGCGGTCAGCGGTGGTGGTACGGCTTACGATATTGCCTACCAAATCAGTGTGCCAGCAAACGCATCGCTCATCATCATTGACAAGACCACCAGTATTTATGTTGGTGAGGCTCAATCTATTGTGGTGACTGTCGGTACTGGTAGCGCAATTGAGTTGACCTCTTCATACGAAGCACTCACATCC